CATGGGTATGGCTTGGAAGGATTATGAGCCTGACTACGCTTACCTGATTGTGTCTCCTGAGACTCTGGCCTCTTTGCGCTCTGCCAATCTGGTGGATGACGTCAAGGTGTCTGAAGCCAACATCACCTTTGACACCATCTTCGGTGGTAAGTTCCGTCTGATTCAGACTCGTGCTTCTCAGTCGTTCTCGGCTGCTCAGATCACCAAGCTGAACACTGGCGCTGGTGTTGACATCAATGCAGGTTCTACCAAGACCTCTTTCATCGTGTTGCCTGGTGCAATCGCTATGGAACCCTTGGAAATCGCTGCTCCTGTGGAAATCTTCCGTGATGCGCGTGCGTATAACGGCGGTGGTTCTACCGACATTTGGTACCGTTGGGGCTATGTGGCTCATCCCGGTGGTTACGACTGGGCTGGTTCCACAACTGCGTTCCCTGACGACGCTGCTTACCAGTACTCTGTTACTGGTGGTGTGCCTGAAGTGTTCACCGCAGCTACTGTGGGTGTTACTACAACTGGTACCTGGAAGCGTAAAGCCTCCAGCGCGCTGAGCCTGGGCATCTTGCCCGTGTTCCACGCATAATTAAGGAAATCTTATGGCACTTGCAAAAGGAGTGAACTCGTACGCTACTGTCGACGAGGCTGAAGCATACTTTGCTGATCGTCTCGACGTGGCGGCATGGGTCGATGCTGATGCAACCCAAAAAGCTCAGTCTCTAGTTACAGCTACGGGTGTACTGGATGATCAAGTCTGGATTGGGGCTGCCATAAGTGAGTCGCAGAAGCTGGCGTTCCCTCGCGATGGTTCATATTATGATCCAAAGCTTGGGGCGACAGTCATGCTTGACGCTGTGACGCCTCCGGACAGGATTGTCAAGGCGACATTTGAGTTGGCTTATCATTTGCTTAACAATGATGGTCTGTTAGATGACACAGGCTCTGTTACAGATTTGAATATCAGTTCGATTAGTCTTTCCCGCATTACAGCAACAAATCTCATTCCGAAAGGAGTGAAGAGTACGATTGCGCCATTGCTGCGAAGCGGTGGTTCGACTACGTGGTGGAGGGCTAATTAATGGGTTACAAATCGTTAATACAGGGCAGTGTTAAAAAGGCATTCAGGATGGTGGGCGATCTGGCGGTAAGGACGTCGTTCATCCATAAGACTGATACTGGATTTGATTTCACAACCAATGCGGTAAAAACGCCAGCAAGTACGACGAAGCCTGTAAAGGCAATTTTTGTGCAGAAGGCGAAGAACAGTGAAGGTAAGATTGGACGTAGTGTTCAAAGCTCCTTTTTGTTTGATGCAGCTGATGTGAATGACGCTAGTAGCTATGACAGCATTGTTGTGGCAGAAGGTTTGCCAGCTGCAATTGGCACTTGGAAGATAGTTCCACCAATCGAGAACGACGGCTTCTTGATGACTATAAACTGCGCGAAGGAACAAAATGGGTAAATATACAGCACTTGCTGCTGATGTGTACTCTGTGTTTGCTACGCCGGGTTGGCTGGCTGAAAATATTGCAACAGGCCCAGACAACTACAAAGGTCTATCAGGTAGTGACGAGTACATACGTGTTAGCATTTTGCCGACAGGTATCTCGCAGGTGAATATCCCACGATCGACATCTGGACAGCTAATCATTGACATATTCGTACCTGCCGGTGAGGGCCTCAAGCGCATGAACCTTATAGCAGACAAACTAGATTCATATCTAGCAGGTAAGAGTATTAGTACAGGTGTTGCAGGGTTAACCCAGTTTGGAAGTTCTTCATTGAACCCTATTGGTAACGACCCTGTTAACGCTAGCCTGTATCGTGGCTCTTATTCGATTTCTTTTAATTACTTTGGAAAATAAACATGGCTCACATTAATTCGATCGGTGCAGGCTTGTTCTCGGACTTGTCCGTGGCAATGCCCACCACACCTCCCACATTCGGTACGCTGGATACAGCTGCTGAATTCCAAGCTTTGTTCGCTACGGAAATTGAATCCGTTGGCGGCACTAAAGCTGCTAATACGTTTGTTCGTATTGGTAACGTTCGTACGTTCCCAGCTATGGGTACACCTGCGAACATCGTCAAGGTTCCTACCTACGGCCAGAAGACATCCAGCTCGATTCAAGGTCAAGCAGATGCTCCTCAGCTGGAAGTTGACATGAACTTTGTGGCCTCTAACTGGGCCAAGGACGCATCGCCTACTCTGTTGGGTGCTGCTGTTGGTGATGGCGCACAGTACGTGTTCCGTTTCACCCTGATGAATGCTGAACCTACAGCAACTGGTGCTACCAAGTATGCATCTACCGCTCCTGGTATCGGTACCGTCCAGAACAGCCAGTACTACTGGATTGGTAAGATGGAAGCTCTGCTGGTTACACCTTCGCTGACTGACGCTAATACCGCCAAGCTGTCGATGTCTATCCAGTCGAACTTCTTCGGCGCGTACACCATCTAATCTGATGGAATTGGGGAGTAGCATTGACAGGCTTATTCTTAAACGACCAGTTGACAGCAAGGATTGTTAGATCTAACTGGCGCCCTTTCTATAGAGACATAAAATGAACGCTCCACGTAAGAAGCCATTTAGCCGCAGCTATGTGATGCAGTTGACTGCAAAACATTGTATGCTTGCTATTGATACAAGCATTTCTCGTACACTCGCGCGTATTGCCGAGTTCGAGAATGATCCAGAAAAATCCAAGGAAGTCTTCTCTACATTGTCTTCGCTGCATGCCCTGCGCGAAACACTGACCGGCTTTCAATCAGAAAATAAATCTAGCTTTTCGGATAACACCGATAGCAATAAGGAATAATCATCATGAGTTTCGCAAGTTTGATCGGTAAGCGTATGTCCAAGAGCGTGAAGTTCATGGGCGAAGAAGTCAAGATTCACAAGTTGAGTGTTGCACAAATTGTTACCATCCAAGAAGCCGCCAAGGCTGCTGAAACGGATGAGTCTAAAGGTTTTGAGATTTTGAAGACTATCATCAAGTCTTCGGTTGAAGGCGCTGACCAGATTGCTGATAGCGACTTTGAAAACTTCCCAATGGACGAACTGTCTAGCCTGTCTAACGCAATCATGGCGTTCTCAGGCATTGACGCGGGAAAGTCCAAGTAGCATTACTCGATGAGGAGTTGCTAGTATTTGAATTGGCTTTGCGGCTGCACAAATTTGCATACGAGATATATGCTATGCCATACGAGGAGTTTCTCAAATGGCATCAGTACTTTGATGTGAAACCACCAGGGATTGAAGAAGATTCACGCACGCTTAAGCTATTGCAAGTGCAAGGGTTTAAAGGTGCGCCAGAAGAAGTGTTTAACTCGTTCGCAAGGATGAAGAACACACGTGATGCTATGAATCTACGAGGCTCTGTTATGTTCAAGATGATGGGTGCTTCCACAGGAGGCGTCTCGCTGTCTGAACTTTTAGGAGGTGCAGCTTAATGTTTTTAAAAGCCGAATTTGATGCTATCATTAAAGCAGCTGAGGCAAAGAAGAGAGTAGAGGCTCTACAGAGAGTCGCTAAAGCAACGCCAGTTGATACTGGTCGAGCAAGAGCTAGCTGGCGCGTACAAGGCGACGGCGTAGTTACTGATTGTGAGTATGTCGGCGATCTTAACCGAGGTCACTCACAACAAGCCCCGGCTTACTTTATTGAAAGAGCAGTTCTTCAAGATGTAACGCTAAAGCCTAACGGCACAATCGTACTAAACAAGTAGTACATGGCCACTCGCAGGATTAAACCTCCCGAGTGGCCTATTTTTTAAGAGGTGTTAATATGACAGGTGTAAGTTTTAAGGTCACGGCAGAGACCTCTCAAACGGATGCACGACTGGCAGAGATTAACAAAACATTAGCCCAAATCAAAGGCTCAGCAGATGGTGTATCCAACTCGCTGACTAAAGCCTTTCGTAATATTACGGCAACTGTAAGTCTTGGCGCTATTGCGGTGATGATGAAGAACATCACTGATAATGCTACCAGCCTAGAAAACCGGATGAAGACGATTGCAAGTGATGCAGTCGGTGTTGCAGCAGCTATGCGCACAGTGAAAGAGCTCTCGATGGAGACCCGCTCTGCTGTTGGCGCTACTGCTGAATTGTATCAACGTTATTCCAAGGCAGCTGAGTCACTGGCTGCTACATCTGAGGATGTACTACGTGTCACGCGTCTGACAGCGCAAGCGATTCAACTGTCAGGAACATCAGCAGATTCCGCTAACGCTGCTGTTATTCAATTAGGTCAGGGCTTAGGCGCTGGCGTATTGCGCGGAGAAGAATTGAATTCTGTGCTTGAGCAGGCACCGCGTCTTGCTCAGGCCATTGCCCAGGGCCTTGGTGTAGGCGTGCAGCAACTGCGCAACATGGGCCAGGCGGGTGTGCTTACTTCGGAAGCTGTGTTCAACAGTTTGCTTTCTCAATCCGATCGATTGAACGAAGAGTTTAGTCGCACCACGTTTACGATGGCTCAAAACCTGACTAATCTGAAGACTGCTTCCTCATTCTTTGCGTCTGAGGCAATGCGTGGTCTCATTTCAGGTGGTGGTGTAGGTCAGCTGATTTCAGCATTCGCTGATAAGATTTATGAAAAAGCTGAGACAGTTCAGTCTACTGTGTCCAGATTTGTTGGAACGATTGCGCTGCATTTTTCAGACATCCGTCAGCTAGCAAGTGCTGTAGGTAATGTTGCATTCGCGCTTTTCCGCAGTTTCGCAGACGCTGTTCCAGTCATTAGTTCCAGCCGCATGTTGGTGCGTGACCTTTATGGCATCATGGTATCACTGTCGCAAGTTGTGCGTGAAACCTTTAGGGCGCCGCTAGCTGGTTTTCTGAGTCAGCTTCGTGAAGCGAACATCTATACGAATACATTCTTCGGCTTATTTGACTTTCAGATTCCAGCCGCAATGCGTGAAGCATTCAACTCAAAGAGTATCGGTGAGTTCACTATTGCGTTGAACAAGCTGGCCAAGGGCGTTGATGGTAACACCAACTTTATCTTGAACCGCTTGAGTGCAATCCCACGGCAGTTGAAGTACGGCTTACAAGATGTGGCAATCTACTTTGGTATTCTTGACAAGCCAGTGACATTCAGAAAGGGTTATTTCGAACCTTTCTTGGACTCGCTTGGTGAAATCAAAGAAGGT